GCCCAAGCTGATGGATGTGTTCACTAACGACGCAGCCATGCAGATGAAGATCGCTATCGACCAGGACGTTCTGGGCGGTACGTTCGATCAGGGCGCTGCTACCAACAAAGGTGCAACCGCTGGTGCCATCTCGGGTGCTTTCAACCTGGGTACTGACACTGCTCCGGTCACGCTGACCGCCGCTAACATTCTGCAGAGCATCACTGCCCTGTCGTCTGTTCTCGACGAAACCAACGTGCCTGAGACCGATCGCTGGCTCGTTATCGGCCCGACCGAGCGTCAAGTGCTGATGCAGTCCAACCTGGCACAAGCCCAGTTTATGGGTGACCCCTCCTCGATCCTGCGTAATGGCAAGATCGGTCAAATTGATCGTTTCACGGTGTATGTCAGCAACCTGCTGCCCCGCGCCTTGGCTGGTCAAAACTGGACGGGTGGTGCTTCGGCTGGTACGGCTAAGCGTCATGCCATTATGGCTGGTCACAAGTCGGCAATCACCTTTGCATCGCAGATCGCTAAAGTTGAAAGCCTCCAGAACCCGAACGACTTCGGCACCCTGATCCGTGGATTGAACGTCTACGGCTATCAGGTTGTTCAGGCTAACGGTCTGGCTCTCCTGGTTGCAGCAGGCTAATAACCAAGGTGGGGGGGCAACCCCCACCTACTTTAACTAGGAACTGGAGATCGATATGACGACTGAAAATAAACTTGTACAGCTTGGTGTTTGGGATGCAGCCGCAAAAGAAATCGCTGGTGGAAGCGTAACTTCTACTGGTCTTTCCGCAGCCGGTGCAACTCAAGCCACGGCAACTGCCATCACTGCAGATGTGTCGGTGTTTGGTACAGTTGCTTCGGGTACTGGAGCTATTCTTCCGGGTACAAACGGTGCAAGCCGTTATGTTGTTCGGAATGGTGGCGCTAATGCCCTGCTGGTTTATGCTCCTGTCGGCGGTACGATGAATGGCACTTCGAACGGCAGCGCATCTGTTGCTACTTCGACAAATGCTATGTTTGTATCCACTGACGGCACAAACTGGTATTCTTTAGTATCTGCGTAATACTCGGGGGCTTCGGCCCCCGTTTAAAAGGACAATATGGGAACCATTGTAGCCTCTACTATTATTGACAAAGCCGCAATTCAGTTACTTGATGTTAGTAACGTGCGTTGGACTCGAGCCGAGTTATTTAGTTGGCTAAATGATGGTCAGCGGCAAATTACGCTGATGTCCCCCCAAACAAATAACAAAATTGCTGTTATGAACATGGTTGCTGGAACTCGGCAAACCATTCCGTCTGATGGCTGGCGTTTGTTAGATGTTTTTCGCTACATGGGTAAACTTGGTAATACTCCAGGGCGGGCGATTCGTTTAGTGTCGCGTGAGTTATTAGATGCATATGATCCTAATTGGCATTCGGCATTAAAACTGGATACGCCACAAAATTTCTTGTTTGACGACCAAGATCAAACTGCGTTTTACGTATATCCACCCAACACGGGGAACGGGTATATCCAGATTAACTATGCGGCTGTTCCTGCAAACTTAAGTTCAGAATCACAAACCATATCAATTAATGATATTTATCAAACTGTGTTACTGGATTACATTTTGTACAGAGCCTGTAGCAAAGATGCTGAATACGCTCCTGGACTGCAGTTGGCTGCTGGGTATTTGACTACGTTCATGGCTGCGCTTAATACACGCGATAAGACGGACAAGGAAAACACACCTAACCTTGGCTTGTCTCCAAACATGGTAATTGGTGGACCTGGAGGTGAGTCGTGAATACCGGCCTTACCGTTGGCTATGAAGATTTTTTACCGGAAGTTGTGCAGTACGTCCCGGATGTTCCAGAATTTATTGCTATTAACGCCATTCGCAATGCTTGTATTGAGTTTTGCGAAAAAAGCCGCTATCTACAGACGGACCTTGCGCCCGTTAACTTGGTAGCAAATCAGTCTACCTATACCGTTATTGTTCCTCCCGACACTAAATTTGTAGACATCGTAGAGGCTTACGCTAATGATGTATTGCTAATTCCTAAGTCAAGCGAAGAACTGTCTCGTATTTATCGATATACTGATTGGCGTTCTGTTGAAGGTCAGCCGATGTATATTACGCGAGAAGTTTATACGGCAGTTCAACTTGTGCCGTTTTTGACGTCTGTTACTGCTGGGCAACAATTATCCATGCGTATTTCATACGCGCCTACGCGAGATTCTGCTGAAATTTCTGAAGACATTTACGAACAATTTCTAGAATATATTTCGTTTGGCGCTCGGTATCGTTTGTATTCTACTCCTAAGCAGCCGTATTACGATCGTGGGCTGGCTATGGAGTATCTCCGGTTATTCCGGGCTGGTATTAATGAAGCCCGAGTTCGTGTAAACAAAGGCTTGTCGCGTACGTCAGGCCGTATCGAATATCAGAGGTTCGTATGAGCATTATTCGCCTGGTACAAAATGACAACTTGCCTCAAGTTACGTTGACAATTATTGACAAAGCCACCGGCGACGCAATTGATTTGTCTAACCCTACTACGACTGTTCAAGTTAAGTTTCGCGCTACAGGAGGTACTGTAGTTCTACATACTCTACCTTGTGTAAAGCCAAATGGTGGTGGAGATGGCGTTGTTACGTTTTCTTTCCCTGCTAACACGCTTGATGTAGCAGAAGGCACGTACGAAGGCGAAATCGAAATTAGTTTTAATAATGTTATTCAAACCATCTTTGACGTTCTTCAGTTCTATGTAAGAGCCGAGTTCTAAAATGGGTTTCCCAGTAATACCTACAACAGCAGTTGTAGCTCAAGTCACATACGTTGACCCAGGTTATGTTGTCATATATGACGCTGTAGCAGAAGTTCATGTTGTTGAAGTAGGGTATTTAGCGGAATATCAAAACCTTACAATTAAAGCTGCTAGCGTTATCTTCCCGACGCGTTTTGTCGCCGACGTGGTTAACCCGTTGGACGGCACTGTTTTGTCCACAACGAAAGTACTAGACGACACACCAATACTTCAAGAATTTGTCGGAATTGATTTTGATAAGCAACTAGCTGACTCGTTTTCAATGGTCGATCAGGTAGATATTGCTTACGACATTGGAAAAGTTTTCGCAGACGCCTACACAACTATTGATACTACAACCGTTACCCCCGGTAAAGGTGTAGCAGACTCCGTGTTCATGGTTGATAACATGGACGGAGATATCGAGTTTGCGTTAATCAAAACTATTTCAGAACTACAGTTTGTAACAGACTCTTTACTTGCTGTTGTCGGCAAGCAAATTACAGACACGTTTAGCGGAATTGATACAGCCTCGGTTACACTTGGCAAAGTATTTAGCGATTCTGTAACAGAATCAGATTCTTCTGTTATTAATTTTGGGAAAAACCCAACAGATAATGTTTCTCTACAAGAAGTTTTAACCAGAGTTTTAAGTAAGGCTTTTGCAGATTCGTTTACTGGAATTGATACTACGGCTTATGCATTTGCCAAAGTTTTAACAGATATTTCGGCTATAACTGATCAATCAACCATTGCTTCCTCTTTACAAAAGGCTGATAATGCTGTATTAGATGATGCGGGACTCCTTGTAATGCAGGACTACTGCGACATTACATACTTTTTAGAAGATTACGTGGGGCAGTCTCGAACTTTTACATAAGGAGTTTTTTGAATGAATACACACGAAACAATCAAGCCTACCGGTATGTTGCGCGTAGTTGTGATAGGTCCCGATGGGAATGTCAAAACTGACGAAACGTTTAAAAACTTAGTCGTCAACGTGGGTAAAGATTTTGTTGCCTCACGTATGGTAGCCGCTAGTGCTACTGTGATGAGCGACATGGCAATCGGCTCAGGCACTACTGCTCCTGCTGCGGGTGATACAACGCTGCAAAGCGAACTTGGGCGAGTAACTCTGGCTTCGGCTTCTGCTACAGGTGCGGTTGTTACTTACACAGCTTCATTCCCTGCCGGTACAGGCACGGGCGCCGTTACAGAAGCAGGAATTTTTAATGCGGCTGTTGCTGGAACTATGTTGTGCCGTACCGTGTTTTCGGTGGTTAACAAAGGGGCTAACGACTCTATGAGCGTTACCTGGACTGTAACGGTGTCGTAATGGCAGTAATTGTTACCCGCGCAGGTAAGGGCTCGCCCCTTACCAACAACGAAGTCGATTCAAACTTTGTCAATCTAAACACGGCAAAAATTGAATTAACTGGTGCTCCGGCAAACGGGAATGTCCCGGCGTGGAATGCGGGAACAAGTACCTGGGTTCCAACGGCTATTGCTGATCCAACTGATGCGGCTATTGCAATGGCAATTGCTTTAGGATAACTATTATGGCAAATACTTTTAAAAACTACGGAGCTCAGGCAGTTGGAACCTCTCCGGTTACAATTGTAACTGCGAGTACTTCAACAACTGTAATTGGTTTAACAATTGCTAATATTGTAACAAGCACAATCACTACTAGTATTACTGTTACAAGCGGGGCAGCAACATATTATTTAGTTAAAGACGCTGTTGTTCCCGTCGGAGGTGCCCTTGTACCGATTGGTGGGGATCAAAAACTTGTATTAGAGACTGGGGACTTATTGCGAGTAGTGACATCAGTAGCGTCTTCTGCTGATGTGATTTGTTCCGTATTGGAGATTTCTTAATGGCGTATATTGGTGCTGCTGCTGCCCCACAAATTGCTTCATTAGCTCCCGGAAGTGTTGAAACTTCTGACTTGCAAAATGACGCTGTTACGACAGCAAAAATTGCCAACGCAGCAGTGACACAAGCCAAATTAGATTCTGCGATTAATCTTGGAGTCAAAGTTGCAAGTATTGACTATCCAGGGGATGACACTGCTGCAAATCCTGCAGGTGGGCAAACAATCACTTTAAATGGAGGCGGATTTAGCGCTACTCCTGCGGTGTTTATTAATAGCGTACAAGTTCCGTCTGTAACATTTGTTTCTTCAAACGAAATTACTTTTGTTACACCAGCAACAGTTGCAGGTACATATAATCTTTACGTAGTAAATCCAGATGGAGCGACCGCCATATTTGTTAATGGCATTTCGTTTTCTGGAGTACCTTCTTGGACAACTCCCGCCGGTAGTCTTGGGTCATTTAACGCAGCAGGTTTTTCTGTGTCTGTTGTAGCAACTAGTAATTCCGCTATTACTTATAGCCTTACTTCTGGATCTAGCTTACCGGCTGGCGTATCGCTTTCTAGCGTCGGGGTAATTTCTGGAACTTCTGCTACAGCCCAAACATTTAGCTTTTCAGTAGATGCGACTGATGCAGAACTGCAAGAAACTCCTCGCTCGTTCTCCATTACTGTTACTCTGGGAGATTCAGAGTTTGAGTATGTAACTTTGCTCCTGCATGGCGATGGAGCTAATGCAACAAACAACAAAACATTTCAAGATTCTTCAGCTAACGGTTTTACAATTATTCCTAACGGTAATACTACGCAAGGCACGTTCACGCCGTTCTCTAAGCCTGATGGTCGGTGGTCGAACTACTTTGATGGCTCAAGTTATATAACAAGTAGTTCAACAACTGCTTTTAATTCTTTTATTACGGGATCAGCCACAGGAATTACATTTACAATTGAAGCGTTTGTATTCCCAACTGTGACTGTTAATGGAGCCAATCCTTGGCAAGGTGCTCCTATATTTGTAAAAGGACAAACATATTTAAATTTCCACGTTCAGAACGATAAACTTCGTCTTTACTGGTACGACCAAGGTGGAGTAGCCCGGTATGTTGAAAGCACTGCTTCTGTCCCATTAAATCAATGGACTCAAGTTGGGGTTACTGTAAACGGAAGCGCAGTTACTATGTATATAAACGGTGTGGCTTCTGGAACTGGTACTTTTAATGGGGTAAATACAGGTGGTCTAAATTCTGCGGAACTAATCGGTTATCAAGGCGCTGCAGGAAATACGTCAAGTTACTACGGCTACATTTCTAACCTAAGAGTATCAAATATTGTTAGAACCATTACTGCGTCAACTTCTCCACTGACTAGCGATGCAAACACTATCTATTTAACGTGCCGAAATAATCGTTTTATTGATGCTTCAAGTAACGGATACACGTTTACAGTAACTGGTTCTGGTGCGTCCGTCCAAACATTCTCCCCATTCCCGACTACTGCGTCCTACGCTGCTGGCACTAATGGCGGCTCTGGGTACTTTGATGGCAGCGGGGATTATCTTAGCGTTACCAACAACGCCGCATTTGACTTTGGTTCTGGGGACATGACCCTTGAATGTTGGTTTTACATAAGTGGAAATGCTTCGCTAAACAACAGCACAGCGCGATCTGCTTGTTTATTTTCTGCTTTTCCAACTAGCGGAGCAATAACAACGGCTTATGACCTCACACTTGTCGGTAATAGTTCTACAACTGGAACAGCATTAAATTTTGGAAGAACAATTTCTAGCGCTGGAACTACCATATCCTATGCAGCCACAATAAGCCAAGGCTCCTGGCATCATGCTGCTGTCGTAAGGTCAGGAAGTACATTAAGCCTGTATTACGATGGAGTTCGTGTTGCTCAAAACACTTCTTTTTCTGGAAACATTGATTCTGGTGGTCATACTATAAAAGTTGGGGCATTGGAGTATGCGGGATATTTAAATGAGTTTCAGGGCTATATCTCTGGCCTTCGTGTTTTAAAAGGAACCGCATTATATTCTGGTGCAACAATCACAATTCCAACAGCACCGCCCACAGCAATCACTAATACTCAACTACTCTGCAACTTCACCAACGGCGGCATCATTGACAACTCCATGTCCAACAACTTGGAGACCGTTAATCAGGCGCAAATTAGTACAAGTGTTCTTAAGTACGGAACTGGGTCTATATATTTTGACGGTGTTGATGACAATATTGTTATTCCGTATAACCCTGTTTTTGGTTTTGGCACAGGGGACTTTACAGTAGAGGGCTGGTTCTATTTTCCTACTTTAAGCACTACAGCTCGTGGAATTATTGCACTTGGCGATGGATATAATGGCGGCGGGCCTTATAACGGATGGAGTTTGACATATCTTGGATCTGAGGGGTCAAATCAAATTCGATTTAGTAGATATGACGGAACGCAGTACGACTACGTAACTTCTGGATTGTCGTTATCCGCTAATACTTGGCATCACATTGCTGTTTCCCGTTCTAGCGGGGCGTTTAAGATATTTGTAGATGGTGTAAGTTACTATTCCAACACCGTTACCACTAGTTTTGCGCCTGTAAATACAAACCCACTTCGAGTGGCATTGCAGTATTACGGCCCTGCTGGTGGATATGGCGGCCCACGATATTGGAATGGTTATATAGATGATCTTCGGATTACTAAGGGATATGCGCGGTATACTAGTAACTTTACCCCACCTAGTTCGGCTTTTGAGAACAACGGAATTTAACTATGACTAGAGCACGCGATCTTTCTCAGGTACTAAACGATGTCGGATCTATTTCGACAAACGATATCGCCAATGGGGCAGTCACCCAAGTTAAACTTGACTCCAATATCAATCTTGGCGTTCGCGTTGCTAGTGTTGCGTATCCAGGGGATGACACTGCGGCTGATCCGGCTGGCGGGCAAACAGTAACAATTACTGGTGCTGGTTTTGCGGCTACTCCTACGGTCTACATTGATTCAACTTTAGCCCCCTCGGTTACGTACGTTTCTCCGACGCAAATTACTTTTGTCACTCCGGCAAAATCTGCCGGAACATATAATTTATTTGTTATTAACCCAGATGGTTCTACAGCCATCAGCGTTATGGGAATCTCGTATTCCGGAACGCCTGCATGGACAACTCCTGCTGGCAATCTTGGAACGCAAAACGCAGCAGCAATTTCTTTTCAGTTAGTTGCTACAGGAGATACTCCTCTTGTATATAGCCTTACTTCTGGATCAACTTTACCAGCCGGAGTGACGCTTTCTTCTAGCGGTTTAGTTTCTGGCGCGGTACCAACGGCTCAAACATTTAGCTTTTCAGTAGACGTCACTGACCCTCAGTATCAGACTACTCCCCGATCATTTTCAATCACTGTCACTTTGGGCGAAGCATATTTTCGGTATGTTACCCTGCTGCTGCACGGCAACCAGCCAAGTGGGGTCACGGATACAAACAACAACGTCTTTAAGGATTCCTCGACTAATAACTTCACTATTACCAGAAACCCTGCTTCCGGGCCAAACGCTCCTACGCAAGGCACGTTCTCGCCGTTCTCCCGGCCTAATGGTCGGTGGAGTAACTACTACGACTCCACCTTAACTGCTTGGTCCGAAGTTCTATGGACAGAACTATCCGGCATATCGTGGACAGTAGAGTTTTGGTTTTATCCTGTTGCTCAGGGTGGACAATATGGTGGAATAATTTTTGGAAACAACGTATCTGGCCGAGCAGATTCCTGTTATATATATCACGCAAGTAATGGCACGGTTGGTATAGGAACAGCGGGCTCAAGTAATTTCACTAATATTAACTCTACAACCGCCCTTCCTCTTAACCAATGGACTCATGTAGCAATTACAATTTCGGGGTCAAGTGGTAGCGCTACCGGTAAAATTTACTTAAATGGTGTTTTGGACAAAACCCAAACATCAATGAATACTGGTATTAACGGTATGGGTTACGCACTTACTGGAAGTCGTGGCGATAATGCGTATTACAACATTTATGGCTACTTAAGCAATCTTCGTATTGTCAAGAACCAAATTCTGTACACAGGAAACTTTACTCCTGCGACCGCACCACTAACTACAACCAGCGTTGGAACATCTGGTGCAAACGTAGCGGCTTCAATTACCGGAACGGTGTCAACGCTTATTTATAATAATGCGTATCTTACTAACTCAGGTGCAACAGTCGGTTCAGCAGCAGGTGGTAGTAGTGCAAGAGCTCAAACTTTCTCTCCATTTCCAGCTACTGTAGCCTATACAAGCGGTGCAAACGGTGGATCAGTCTATTTTGATGGCGGTAATTTCTTAAGTGTGAACCAATCTGCTTTTGTAGCAACAGGAGACTTTACTATTGAGGCTTGGTTTTATCAAATAAATCAACCTTCAGGATACCAGGGAATACTCAGTGCATCAGGTAATGGCGGGTCCACTGGTTTTCGTATTACAACAGACAATAACACATTGAATTTTTGGTTTAATGGCACAGCAGTTGGATTTGCATCTATTCCGCAAGGCCAATGGAATCATGTTGCTATATCAAGAACAGGCACAGCATCCAACAATGTTAGCTGCTATCTTAACGGCGTTAGAGTTGGGCAAATAACAAATACAGGATCAACCACCAATTCAAGTCTGGTAGTTGGAAGATATTACAACGATTTGGCAAACTATTATTTTCAAGGTCATGTTAGTGGTTTGCGTTTAATCGTTGGAAGCGGTATTTATTCTGGGTCCACTATAACGATTCCAACCGCACCGCCAACCGCAGTTTCTAGTACTCAACTGCTTTTAAATTACACCAACGCGGCTATTGTTGATAATGCCATGGCTAATGACTTAGAGACTGTTGGTAACGCAGCCATAAGCACTGTCCAAAGTAAGTGGGGCGGCGGGTCTATGTACTTCAACCCAGGTGAAACAAACCCTCTTATTATACCTCACAATAAGATGTTTGACCTAAGTTCTGGAGACTTTACTATTGAGTTCTGGGTCTATCTATCGGCAGACAGAACATACAATTTTGTGATAAGCAAAGGAACCAGCAACGCACGAGAGTGGGGTGTAAATGTTGGGCCATCAACTGTGCGTTTTTATTGGTCTACAAACGGACTCGGTACCGGCGATTCTCTTATTTCAGCAAGTGCAACACTACCAACAGCAACATGGATGCACATTGCGGTCACAAGGTCTGGTAGCAGCGTCCGAATCTTTAAAGACGGAACGCAAATAGGAACAACAGGTACATTTACATCCATGTATAGCGGAACGGCTCCGGTGTACGTTGGTCGTTTCATGGACTTTAATAACATAAGTCACGACCTAAGTGGTTATCTAGACGACCTTCGGATCACCAAAGGATACGCTCGCTATACCAGTAATTTCACCCCGCCTACTGGCCCATTTGACGATAATGGAATTTAACTATGGCATATATTGGTGTTCCCCCATTCGGACAAACTGTTAGGTCAGTTACTTCTGCTACTGCCACGGCTGGGCAGACGACGTTTAGTATTACCGGTGGATATGTCCTTGGGTATGTAGACGTGTTTTTAAACGGGGTTCTTTTAGCCCCTAGTGATTACACAGCATCGGATGGGTTAACCGTTGTTCTTAATAGTGCCGCAGCACTAAATGATCAATTTGAGGCTTTGTCGTATCAAACTATTTCATTTACGGAAGCCTTACAAGCGTCAAATAATTTGTCTGATGTAGCAAACGTTACTACAGCACGGAGTAATTTAGGATTGGGCACGGCAGCTACACAAAACAGCACTGCATTTGCCTCAACAGGTAAAGCAATCGCTATGGCAATAGTCTTCGGAGGATAAAATGGCAGCACCTAACATAGTAAACGTATCAACAATTACAGGTAAAACGGGTGTACAAGCCGTTGGGACATCTGCCACTGCAATTGTTACAAACACTGCTGGAAGCAATAAAGTTATCAAGGTTAATTCATTATTAGTATCTAATGTTGAAAACTCAACTGCGTACAGCATTACGGTTGATATTTATCGATCTGCTACTGCGTATCGATTTGCAACCGCTGTATCTGTCCCGGCTAACTCCACGTTGGATCTTCTAAATAAATCAATCTACTTGGAAGAAGGTGACACCCTTCGTTTAACTGCAAACAGCGCCAACAAACTTGAAGCAATTGCTTCTTACGAGGAAATTAGCTAATGACACGGCGTGTAAATGGCGGCTTGATCGGTATTACAAATACCCCAACCAGCGGATCTGCTAGCGGGGTATGGTCGTTATTTGAACAAGGTCTTGCTAAAAAAGCATCAGCGTGGCCCGCTGCTTCCACAGTGCCAGGAGCCCCAACAAGTGTGTCGGCTACCGCAGGAAACGGACAGGCAACAGTTTCATTTACGGCCCCGGCAAGTACTGGCGGTATGCCAATTACGTCTTACACGGTTACATCCAGCCCGGGAGGATTTACGGCTTCTGGGGCATCTTCTCCGATTGTGGTTACAGGGCTAACGAACGGAACCGCTTACACCTTTACGGTCGTGGCAACCAACGTAGTTGGTTCGGGAACAGCAAGTGCAGCAAGTAATAGCGTTTCCCCAAATGCAGGCCCAACCTCAATTGAATTAATGGCTGTTGCCGGTGGTGGTGGCGGTGGAGATGGTATTGGTGGCGGCGGTGGTGCGGGTGGTCTCTTGTACTACGGAGCAGAAACTCCAAAAACCCCGAATGGGGCGTCGGTCAGTGTTAGCGCCGGTACAACATATGTTGTAACCATCGGCGCCGGTGGAAATGGTGGTGGAAACGATTCTAGTCCGCCTCCTGCGCCGGGAACCGATACTAAATTTCAAGTGTCTGGCGGAAGTATATTAGTCCAGGCATACGGCGGTGGATATGGAGGTTCACAATCAACTTCGGGCGGTAATGGCGGATGCGGCGGTGGAGCCGGTGGTAAAAACGCAGAACCCCCGGGCGGAACTGGAGTTTCTGGACAAGGCTTCCAAGGCGGTGTTGGAAACTATTTTGGCGCTGGCGGCGGTGGCGGCGGTGCAGGCGCACGAGGTAATGATCGCTATTATGTCGGTGATTCTTCAGGCGGTGCGGGTCTTCAATACGCTATTAGTGGTACTAGCACATACTATGGTGGCGGAGGTATGGGTAATGGCGGAGGAACTCCGGGTGCTGGAGGTGGTGGCACTTCTGGAACTTCACCCACACCGGGCGGAACCAATCTTGGCGGTGGCGGTGGAGGAGGTTACAACACCTACCCAACTTCGCCTTATAACCGCCCCGGGTCTGCAGGGGGCTCCGGAGTTCTTATTTTGCGCTATCCAGACAGTTTCGCAGCCGCAGTTTCTACCACAGGCTCGCCAACAGTTACAGTAGCTGGCGGGTATAGAATTTATAAGTTCACAGGTACTGGCTCAATTACATGGTGATATAAATGGCACATTTTGCAAAACTTGACGAGACAAACTATGTGACTGAAGTAGTCGTTGTAAACAACAGCGAACTGATGGATGAGCACGGACAGGAAGTTGAGCAAAAAGGAATTGACTTTTTGTTGTCTCTATTTGGCGGAAATTGGGTTCAAACATCTTATAATGGCAGAATTCGTAAAAATTACGCAGGTATTGGGTTTACTTATGATGCAAGTCGAGATGCGTTTATCCCCCCTAAACGGTATGCATCGTGGGTGTTAAACGAAGAAACTTGTTTATGGGATCCGCCAGTGGCTTGTCCAACTGACGGCAAACTGTATTCTTGGGATGAAGAAGTAACAAACTGGGTGGAAATGCCTATTAGCGAGGAACAAACATGACAGTAAAATTTACCAACAATGCTTCAGGAACACTTGCTGCCTCCATCGGCAATGACCCAAGTGTTGATACGACAATTACTGTGTCTGGTGGGCAGGGAGCGCTCTTTCCTGTTTTAGTTGCGGGTTCGGGAGACTATTTTTACGCTACCCTTGTTGATCCCGCTAACAATATCGAAATTGTTAAGGTCACAGCCCGTGCCACGGATGTTATGACTGTAGTGCGTGCGCAAGATGGTACAAATCCCCATGCATACAATGCTGGCGATCGCCTTGAACTGCGCCCCGTTGCAGCCGCGCTTAACGCTCTGGTAACTTACACCCCCGCCGGTAATATTTCTGCTACAACAGTGCAAGGAGCGATTAGCGAACTAGACACAGAAAAAGCTGGGCTAGCTCTGAACAACACGCTTAGCGGCGACAATACTTTTAGTGGCGATAACACTTTTAGCGGGGACAATAGTTTTACCGGTATTAACGATGTTCCCACGGCGGCTCTTGGTACTGATACAACTCAGATTGCGTCTACAGAATTTGTTCAAGATGCGTTAGATGACCGGATTCCCCCTGGCGTTATTACAGTAGACAACACAAACAATCGTGTTGGTATTAACCAAGTTACACCTACTGTGACTTTGCATACTGTCGGAACTGACGCAGCAATTTTACCTGTCGGTACAACTGCACAACGCCCTGGCACCCCGGCTGTTGGTATGTTCCGTATGAACACAACTACGGGTAATCCCGAATGGTATGACACTGTTAATAGCGTCTGGGTTGAGTTTTCTAATTGGTCAAAAACTTACTGGGTAGAATATTTGCTTGTTGGCGGTGGCGGTGCTGGCGGTGCTTATGCGTATGGCGGCGGTGGCGGCGGTGGGGGTGTCATTTCCGGTATGTTCCAAGTAACTAGCGGGACTTCGTACCCCACTATAGTCGGTGCTGGCGGGCCTAGTGGTAGTACCGGGTATTGGGTAGGTCGGAATGGAGACCCCTCGATGTTTGCAAATATGGTTGCCGCTGGTGGTGGAGGCGGTGGATCATATGGTGACGTAAATTATTTTGTTGGTACGGACGGCGGTTGCGGCGGTGGAAATAGTGGATATGCTACTGTTGCAAACGCAAGAACTCTTGTAGGAAAGGGAATGCAAGGCTACCATGGAGGACTTGGTGGCAGCTATGGTGCTGGCGGCGGTGGCGGTGCTGGCGGTAACGGTGCAAACGGAACGGCTACTTTTGGCGGTAATGGTGGAATTGGTCGAGTTTCTACTATAACTGGATCTTCTGTTTACTACGCTGGCGGCGGCGGTGGGGCTAGTTATGGAGCCGGTAATGCTGGAGGCGCTGGCGGATTAGGCGGTGGCGGTGCTGGTGCCACGGGTGGTTCTAACAACAACGCCGTAAGCGGATCGGCAAATACTGGCGGTGGCGGTGGCGGTGTATCTAACGTATCGGCTGGTGTTTCTGGAGCGGGTGGTTCCGGAATTGTTGTTATTCGTTACCCTGGCGCGCAGCGAGGCACAGGTGGAACAATTAGTTCTGTCGGCGGATATACCATCCATACGTTTACTTCAATTGGCACAAACGCATTTGTAGCATAAGGATTAGATATGGCACGGCAACCTTACGGCGGATTAACCGAAGAAGAAATCGAAGCAATCGCAGAAAAAGCAGCCGAAAAAGCTGTTGAGCGGTTTTATCTTGAAATTGGTAAAGCTACCGTTAAGAAAGCCACGATGATCATTGGCGCGGCTGTTGTGTTTTTATTAATTTGGTTGGGCAGCAACGGGCATATGCCTAAATAAAGGGGATACACATGATTGGTCGTTTAATTGCTATATTGTTTTTAAGCCGTGAAATGGCACATCGTGAGCATCTACGTACAAAATCATACGCACAGCATATGGCCTTAGGTTCATTTTACGACAGCATTGTAGACTTAGCTGACAGCCTTGCTGAAGCGTATCAAGGACGCCACGGAATCATTCGAGATATCCCTCAACTGCCTTTAGATAGTAAAGGCGAGATTGATGATATTTTGGAACGTCATCTTGACATGGTAGAAAAAATTCGTTACACAGCAGTTGAGAAGTCCGAGACTGCCTTGCAAAACATTATTGATGAAGTAGTATCACAGTATTTATCGACTTTGTACAAATTACGAAATTTATTGTGAGTGATATTGATCCAATTCTAACTGCGGCTAAAGGCGCAACACAAGGCATCAAATCAGCAATCCAATCAGGAAAAGAGTTATCGGCTGCTATTGACGATATCCAACGCCTGGGAGTTGCTGAGATCCAGGCACGTCAGGCGTATAAGAAAAAGCAATTAGTAGTTAAAGGCGACACAACGATTATGACCGCCTTTGCAGAATGGCGCAGATTAAAGCAAGTTTTAGAAGCGGAAAACGAATTAAAGAATCAATTAATAGAACGGTATGGCAAGGAAGTAGCAGAAAAAGAATGGCTCGAAATTCAGAAAATAAAAGAACGCCAGATTAAAGAAATTAAAGAAGGTAAAGACGAACTTGGCAGAGACTTAGCCAAACTTCGTGCCTTGAAATTTTGGTGCTTTTTTGCTTCCTTTGTGTTGGTTAGTTTTTACTACATTTTTAAAGGGCATCTATAAATGGAATGGCTTGCAAAAATAGCGCCGACTGCGGCGACTTTATTGGGTGGCCCTTTAGCCGGTATGGCAGTAGATGCCATTGGCGGAGCCTTGGGAATGAAAGATGCCACCAAGGAACAAATTAAAGACGTTCTGTCATCCGGGACTGTAAACGCTGAACAGATGGCTGCGCTTAAGCAAGTTGAAGCCAATCTTAAAGTTAAGATGAAAGAACTGGATATCAAGTTAGAAGAAATCCACGCCGGTGACAGAAATTCTGCCCGCGAGATGGCTGCTAAAACTGGAGATATTTGGACGCCCCGTATAATTGCAGCCGTTGTATTTATCGTCTGGGGACTGATTAACTGGAAGTTGTTTAATGGAACTATTAGCGGCGATATGCGAGAGTTGGTGGCCCGCGCCCTTGGAACTCTAGATGCTACATTAATGGCAGTTGTTTACTACTACTTTGGGTCTTCCGCTGGGTCTAAAGAAAAAACAGACGCTATGGCAACTAAAAAATGAACCTAACCAAAAACTTTACCCTTGCCGAAATGACTAAAAGC